ATTTTTTTTCTTCAGTGTCTTCATTAACTAATACTACGATGTACCTTTTCATAATTTTTAACTTTTTTGGGTTATTATTTTTAATTGACGCTTCAAATGTATGGAAAGATTTTCAATAAAACCAAATTTTATGGCTTTTTTGAATGTTGTTATAACATCTATTAACTAGATGTTCCGACTATTATATATTTATTAACAATATATACAATAGTTCCTTTATTTTTCTTTTGAATTTACTATTGCATCGTAGTCGGTAGTATTATCAGCATGCGCGGCGTGTGAGCGCGTCTCAGGCAACAGGACGTGACAGCGTCCCTTAGCGACTAGCTCCTTGATATCGGCAAAGCCGCATTCCACGCTCGAAGAGTGGGAACACTCGTGTTCTTATCCTGTTATTGAAGGAACCTGCCCGTCTGTTCTTCTAGAGAGGTCCTTCCCTATATACCCCTATTCCATTCTTCAAGAGTATTTTGAGGTTTTGTAGTAAATCTGGATAACCATTCGGATTCATCAAATTCTTTTATTGGCTCTATTTTTAATTCTTTGTATTTGTTATTGTATTTATTTTTTGCTGCTATCCAATCGTAAAGGTCTTGGTCTTTTTTGGAGGATTTTTTGCGTTTCATTTTGGATACAGCTAACCTTTGTTTTTCGAGCCTATTAATGTATTTCGCTTCTTCCCACTCGTTAGGATTGTCTCCGTGTATTTGTTGACATCTTTGTTGATAATATTTTAAGGTTTCTTTGTATAATATCTCGTTGTTAATGTCTATTTTTTCGCCCATAACATATACTTCTCCTTTGTTTAATTTTTGTATCCATAATAATTCTCTTTCTTTTTCTGTATATATTTTATTTCGATAATATATTGGTAGATTTATTTTTGCTCCATTTTTACATCTGTAGGTTTCTTTTGTCTCTTCGCCTTTGTATTTGTTATTTTTTGCATCTGTTCTTGTCGTGTATTGGCTTCCTATTCCTGCACTGCATAATACCTTCCCTGTAAAGGTTGGGTGCTTTTCGTCTTTCTTGTACATATATTTTGTAATGTAATTTATTGTCTTTTCTGTTACGTATTGACCTATAAATATAAATCCATATTTCCAAGTTTCCCGTACTAACGACTCTAAACCTACACCCCATAAGATACCGTGGATATGTATCCTCTCCGTATCGTTCCCACCAAGTTCCGTAATGCACCAATGCTTTATTGATTTTTTTGTAATTTTTCTTACTCTCTCTAACCATAATCTCATGGCTTGTGTAGCTACATTGTTGTCTCCTTTTATATTGTATTTTTTTTCTATACTTTTGTACCATTTATTTTCTAATGTTAGTGTTATAAATATTGCATTTGGGTTACTCCTTAATTCTTCTTCCATTCTTACTAGCCACCCTCTTGCCTTTTGCTTTCGGCATTCATAACATTTTCCACAGGCTGCTGTTACATACTTTAGTCTTTCATCTGGACATTTAGGAGGTGTCCCACCATTTTTTTTGTTTGGTAGGTATTTTCGGTTTAATATTAACTTCGGATATAAACACATTACTTACCTCCTCTTGCTGCCATTCTTGTTGCCAATCCTCCTAGTCCTAATACTACATCTAGAAGTTGTTGCTGTTGTTCTAGTGTTAGCTTTTTCCCCGATATTTCAATATCATTAAGTATCTTTTTTGCTTCATTTTCCATTCTTTCGCGGTCTATTTCAATCATTTGTCCGCTTTGTTGTAATTTGTTCCATTGTTGTGCTATACTTTGCCAATCTTGCATTACCTTATCTGTGATTGCTTCTGCTTGTTGATTATTTAGTCTTATTTGGCTGTTTCCTACTAGTATACTGTTCATTAGTGCTTTCACTGACATTTCCGCTTCTTTTACTTTTGAATCCATAACCCTCCTTTTTAATTCGTTGTCGAGGTCTATCCCTTTCATTTCTAAATCCATTTTATCAATGCTCTTATTTATTTGGTCAATTTCGTATCCTATTTTTGCATTTTGTCCTGATGCTAATTTTGCACTTGCCTCTTGCATGTCTGCCGCTGCTTCTTTAAATCTTTTGTCTGCCCAAATTAATATATTTCTATCTTTTTCATTCTTTGTTTGACTGATTAGGTTTTCAATGCTTGTTTTTGCTAGTTCTGTGTCCACTCCTGCGGTTTTATTGGCTTCTGCTGTATTTTTGGCTGCCTGCGACTCGTTAAGTTTGATTTGGCTCGCTAAATTGGCTAATTGGAGCCCCATTTCTTGTCCTCTGTATTGCATCTCTATACTTCTATCGCTCGGTTGACTTGTCCCTTGTCCTTGCGCTCCGCTAATTGTTCCTCCTCCTGCTCCTGCTTGACCGTACATTAGTCCTGGACTTAGATTTGCTTTTTTCATTTGTTCTACTTGTGCTGCATAATTTGTTTTTTGCCACATTTCGTAGGCTCTTTTTTGAGCCGCATCTGCACTCTGTTCGTTATACTTGTGTTGTAGCCCCATTAGATATTCTTGATTTTCCATTTGTTTCTCTTGGGAATTCATTCCGAACAATCCTCCTAAAAATCCGCTAGCTATTCCCATTCCTATATTCTTTGTATCCATAATTATTTACTTTTTCGTTGTTTTTTTTAAAAACTTTCTTCATATTACTTGATATATAATGCTACGTGCGTACTTTTTGAGTTTTAATAGTAAAGGAGGTTTACACCTCCCTTACTCAAAGTATTCATTTTCACCATGTGGCGACTTGGGTTTCCCATTAATTTTCGCCGGGCGACCCGCCCTCTATTTTATCTGGAACGTCTTCTGCAAATGTTCCCGGTTTTTCCATATTTTTAGTTTCCCAGTTTTTGTTGACTTGGTCCATTGCTGTTAATGCTATATCCCATTTATCCGTTCGTATGTTATATGCTGGTATAACTCCGTCTTTTCGTTCTGTGTAGATTATTGGCGCACCGTCTTCTATCGGTTCTCTATTTTCTACTACTCTTGCTACTTTTTCTTCAATGAATTCACCTTCATATGTTTCCACGGGATTCATACAGGTTGTATGATTTAATTTTCTGTATTTCATAATTTTATAAATTTGGTATTACTTTTGCACTCATCATTCTTCTTGCCTTCCAATCCACTCCGATTTGTACCCAGAAATTCATCGCATCTAGACTTTCATCTGCAAAGATGTAATTGTATTTTGTTGGGTCTATATAGGTTGTTAGGTCTTTAATTACAGATTGATTGAGCGTTCCTGTTTCGCTGTTGATTTCATAGTTTCTATTAAGCACCATGAATTCTTCACTCTGTCCACTTGCGAAGTTTCCATGAGTTCTATTGTAGTTGCTCATATAGTCAATCCATGCTGGTTGTTTTCCTGCACTGAATTTAGTTATTAATTTCTTTGGTGACCCTATAAATGTATCCCACCATGCCATTTTTGATGTGATTAAATCTTGAAATCCAATAGCATCTAAAGCTGGCTTGTGTAGGTCGTTCATTGTTTGTAGTGACCTATCCCATTTTGTTCCTTGCGAATAATCAACTCTTGGCGTGATTGATACGATTCCAATGATATAACTTGGTTCTTCTACTTTGATTTTTAAGTATCCACCTTTTTTATTATATGCTAATTTTCCGCGTCCGGCTAAACTTCCTAGTGGTTCATCTTCTGATGCACTTTGGCTAATTACTTCTTGAAATACAATTTCATCTGACATTCCACCCATATATACAGGTGTTTCTGCTCTTTCGATATAATTTGACGTATATACTGTTTCAATCCAGTCTCTGTAAGAACCTCCGGATACCGCAATACGATTCATCATGTTGTATACTTTCTGAGCTAGATTTAATGCATCAATTGTAAATGAACCATTTGTCACACTTACTGCTGTAATTTCACTGATTCCATTTTCTCCGTCAATCCATTCTGTATTAATCCAGTTGTTGAATAAATCTGATTGATAGGTTTTTACGCATAGTCCACATTGAGGAAATGTTGTATTAAGACTCCCGTTCGTTCTTTGGCCTAACATTGTAAAGAATCCCATAGCGGATGTCATTAAATCGTATGGTGTATTTGTTGGTGCTTGTAAAATTTTTTCTCTTATTAAGTCAATTTCAGTAGGTTTAAATGTTGATAATTTTCCACCTCCTACTCCTATTGTTGACTCGATTTTATAAATATAATATGACCTTTTTTCTATTGTCACGTCCGCGATATTACCATTTAACCCGGTACTTCCCATGTCTTCAAGTTTTACTTTTGCCATTCCGCCACGGGATTTAACGTATACTACAATTTGGTTAAGTGGATCCGATAATCCTTCTGTTATAATTTTTACGGTTTTTCCAACACCTGCTATCTCATTTATATTATTGGGATTATATACCTTTTCGTCAATGGTAACTCCTGTAATATCTGTATTAGGTACGATATAATATGCATCTTCTTCTTGTAGATTTGCATAATAATTTTTGAATATATCGTAATACATCAATTCTGGCATGCATTGTGATGCTATTTTATACGTATTTACTGTTTCTGGGTATATTCTTCCTTCTCCGTTAAATCCTAGATAACTTCTTAGGCAACTTGGATTTACTTGCCTGTTGTTTATGTCACCTCCTATTGTTGTTGATGGATTGTCTGCTGTTTTGTCGTAAACAACACCCAATACTGGAAATTTTACTTTCGACATATCTAATCCAATCCCTAATTTATTGTTGTGTAACTGAGCGTTATATAATCTTATCGGACAGTCGAATACATCTAATTGTAATTTGAACGAACCGAACAATGGTCCTACTGTTGGATGCGTTAACACATTTGCGTTGAGTTGTATTTCATGGACATCTCCCGGTAGCGCTAATTCACATAAGAATGGTACTAATGTACCTGGACTTTGCGTATTTCTCCATACATAACTTAAATCATGAGTTGACCTATTATAAGTTCTCATGTCTACTTGCATTTTTTTCCCACCTCCTAGGGTGTTTTTTCCGATACTTCTTGTTAGACTCATTTTCTCTTATTTTTATTGTTAGACATTTTTTCTTTCATTGCATTTTCTGTAATGCTGCATATTAGTGCTGCTATTAGTTCCCATGGTTTTTTTTCGATATATTCTTTTACTTGTTCTTCACTTGTAAATAATTCTTTGCTGGCTAATTTATCTCCAATCATAATTACCCATTCTGTTCTTTCTTCATTTACTACTTGTGCTCTAAATACATTTTCCCATTTAAATCCAGTTTCTACGATTTCTTCTTGAAGCTTTAATACTTGTTCTCTGAATTCTTTTTGTTCCATTTTTTTAAAAATTTTTTGGGTTAATATTAATATTTGTACTATCTACACTACTAGTTGTAGTTTGTTCAGTTTTTTGACTGCTATTTGAGTTATTTTTTAAAATACTCATACTCATTGTACAACTTTGAACTGTTAGTGCAGTAATAATTCCTATCACAAATGTTGCGATTAACTTAATAATCTCAATCCATTGATTGCTTGTAATTTTCATGTTACCAAAGTTTTAATTGCTTTTTTTCAAATAATTCTCTTTGTTCTTCCCTTAAATCATAGGTTATTCTTGTGAGTATTTTCCCATTCCATTTTTTGAAGATATATTCTTTTAGAATTACATCTTCTTGCACTTCCATGGCTTTTAATTCTTCACCTTCGGACATTGTCCGAAAGTGAATTTTTATGAATTTCTGCCATTGATTGCATTTCCCTTTTTCGCTGATATACATTTTAATTAAAGTTCGCTGATAGATTTGATGTATATATTATTCTTGGAAGCAGCTTTAATTTTGCGAACATATAACTTCGCTCTTTTGTAAACTTCGTCGAATGTTGCTTTGAACACATACGCATTTTTTTTCTTCAGTGTCTTCATTAACTAATACTACGATGTACCTTTTCATAATTTTTAACTTTTTTGGGTTATTATT